TTACATGGAGATCAGGCCGTGCGCCTGCAAAGCCGCCAATATCGCGGCAATTGCGCCACGACTCTCGATATCGACGGTGGTGCCGCCCGCCGGCGCCGTGATCCCGGCCTGGCGCGCGCCGACAATTTTCTGGTCATCGACAAAAAATCCGTCAGATCGCACCACCGCATTCCGCCATGCCGTACCGTCATGCGCCATGACATGACCGCGATCCGCCACGCTCAGTTGCAATCCCGCGCGCGGCGCGACAAAGCGCCAGCCGCCCTCGGTCCAGCCAGCCACATGCCCTTCCCGTTCGGCCCAGCCGCCGCTCGCGCCCGCCGCCACGATCCAGCATTGCCCGGCGACTGGCGCTATCGGCGGGATAGCCAGGTCGGCGCTCTCCGCCACCCCGTGCAACAGCATGTCGATCCGCGCGAGCGCCTCATTATGCATCATTTCCTTCTGCGCCTGCCCGGCATGCAGCAGTGGCAGCGCCCAGCGATCGCTCGTCTCGTTCGTCATCCTCGCCTCCTTAGAGAACCATGTCGATCATGCCCGGCTGCCCGATCGCCCGCGTGCCGATCTGCCGCACCGCAATGGTCAGTGGCCCGCTGGCCCCGTCCGCCGCGATCATCGCCGCATCATAGGTCCAGGCCGGTTCCACCACCTCGGCCCGCCGCACCAGCCGGTCGCCGTCCAGCACCCGCGCCTCATAACGCTCGCTTTCCTCGGCCAGTGGCACCTCGCCACCGCTGGTCCAGCGCCACCCCGCCCGACTGCGCCGGGTCCAGCCGATCCGCCATCCGCCTGCCCCGTCCGGCGCGGCGTTCAGATGCACCGGCGCCGGCGGCACCAGCGCCGCGCCACTGATCGCGATCTCCGCCGTCGCCGGCTCCACATCGCCAATGCCGATCGCCAGCAGGCGCATCGTCGCGCCGATATCCCCCTCCATCCCCGCCGCCGCCAGCGGATCGACCAGCCGGTCCGCCTCGATCAGCAGGAAGGGCGTGCCTGCCCCCTGCCCTGCCATCGCCCATTCGGTGCCGCGCAGCCCGCGCCGCAGCGTCTCCAGCCGATAACTGGCCGGCCCGGTCGGCACCGCCTGGCCGAACTGGATCAGTTCCTGCCCCACCAGGCACAGATTGCGCCCCTGCGCCAACGCCGCACCGTCCGCGCTCGCCAGTTCCATATCTTCGGCCAGCAATGTCACCGACAGGCTGTTTATAGTGTCGAGCAGCAACGTGCTGCCCGGCGGCAAGGTGGCGTCGATCTGCCCCATCACCGCGCGCGGCGCCGTCCGCCCGATCGGCTCGGCGGTCCCGCCCGCATCCAGCGCATAGAGCGCCGCGCTGCGCCAGCCCGCCCCGCCGCTCGCCGCCGCCACCAGTTGCGGCGCGTTCGCCACCCCCTCGGTCAGGCGCGGCAGGTCCGCCAGCATCAGTCGGGTCGGGCCATGCGGCGCATCCACCTGCCGCACGATCTGGCCGGACGACACGCTGCCCGGCGCCCGCGCGCCCGCCCCCGCCAGCCGCCGCAGCGCCAGCCGCACCGCCATCGCCTCCCATTCCCGTTCCTCGATCCGCCACAGTCCCGGCGCATCGGCCAGCGCCACGATCATCCCCGGCTCCAGCTCCAGCGCCCGCCAGTCGCCGCGCAGCGCCATCCGGTCGCGCCCGGCCCAGATGCCGTCCAGCCTTTGCCGCGCCAGCGATCGCGCCGCCCCGCCGCTCAGCACCGCGGGCAGTTCGATCCCGCGCTCGATCCGCCCCGGCCCCGGCCGCGTCACCCGCTGCACCCCGGCCTGATAGTCGCGCGCCGGATCATGATGCCGCACCGACAGCGCCAGCGCGACGCTGTCCGCGCCCGCGCCCAATCGCTCGACCGGATCGATCGCCCGGCCATTGATCCGGCTGCACCGCGTCGCCGGGTCGAGCGACGCCACCGCCGGCCCGGCCTCGCCCACCAGTTGCCCCCCGTCGCCGCACAGCCCCAGCCCATAGGCGTCGACCAGCGGCGCAATCGCTTCGGACAGATCCGCGCCGCTCGCGGCAAAGCCCTCGACCTCTTCGGCCGCCGCGCACCCCATCTGCCCTTCGCTCAGCGCGCCAACGATCGCATCGATCGTCACCGCGCCCGCATCCGCCTCGAAGGTCAGCGAGGGGATGCGATTGCCATAGTCGGACAGCAGCAGATCCTCGAACACCGCATAGGCGATGCCGCGATGCGCCGGCGTCATGTCCGCCCCCTGCGCCGACGCGATCAGCGGGTCGGGCGCCTGATCCTCGCCCCCATCATGCAGGCGGAACGCCCCCACCTGCGTCTTGAAATCGCCCGCCGCCCCGCGCAGCAGATTGCCGTCGGCCCAGACCCGCCCGATCGATCGCACGCCCCGCGCCGACAGCGCCACCGCAAAACTCGCCGAATAGCTGTAGCTCGTGCTGCTCCCCTGCCCCTTGCCGCCGCCGCTTTTCGTGCGGATCTCGCGCAGGTCCGTCGCCCAGATCACCGTGCCCGCCACCCGCATGCGGCCGAACAGCCGGGGCATCTGCGTGCCATAGCTCGACGTCTGCAACTGCAGGTCGCTCAGCCGCGCGCCCTCCCGCCCCTTCGCCTTGAACAGCACTTCCCGGTCCAGCACATTGCCGATCAGCCCGCCGATCGCGCCGCCGATCGGCCCGCCCAGCGCCGTCCCCACGGCGGTCAGCACCATCGTCGCCATATCCGTCCCTCCCCTTCACGCCCGCCAGATGCGCAGCACCGGCCAGGGCGGCGCGCCCGGCGTCTCCACCACCCGCCGCAACCCGGCATGGGCATGGACGAAGCCGCCCGGCACCAGGATCAGCAGATGCCGGTGCAGCGCGCCCGGCCGCACCAGCATCATGTCGCCCACCGCCCCGGCCGCCACCGACCGCAACCCCGCCGCCCGCGCCCAGTCGTCCGCCCGCCGATCGTCGCCAAAGCGCAGCCCATAATCGCCCGGCATCATCGGCGCATATCCCGCCGCCCGCATCGCCGCCCCGACCAGCCCGACACAGTCCAGCCCCAGCGCCGGATCGCGCCCCTGCAAGCGGAACGGCACGCCCACCAGCGTGCGCGCCGCCGTCGCGATCGCCTCTCCGCTCATCCGCCAGGATAGCGGGTCAACAGGTCGGTGCCCGGCAGATAGGGCTCGCCCCGGAAATTGACCGCATTGCCAAAGCGCGCCGCGCAGCTCGCCAACTGCCGGTCGCACCCCTGCGTCAGCAGCGCCAGCGTCCCCGCTTCCACCGCGAAAGGCGGCGGATCGGCCAGGCGCAGCGTGCCTGCATCATTGTCGACCACCGCCTGGACGATCCCGGCATTGGCGCCGGTCAGCCAGCGGATCATGCCATAGGCATAGATGCCCGCCTCCAGCCCCACCGCGCTTGCCACCGCATCCACCACGCCCGTCACGGCCACGATCTGCCGACGTCCGGCCATCGCCACCCGGCATTGCCGGTCGCCCAGCGTCGCGCGGCAATCGGGCGATGTCGATGGTGCCACCGGCTCGGCCAGCATCGCCGCCGCCGCGCCCACCAGTTCGGCGCTGAACGTGCCGCCCTTGCGCGCCACCGCGCCGATCGTCCCGCGCGCCAGCAGCCGCCACAGCGTCCCCGGCGCCTCCCACTGGGTCAGCCGCAATTCCAGTGCCGCCCCGTCCCAGCGCCCGGCCATCAGGTCCGCCTCGTTGATCGCATCGGCCACCAGCGCGCCGGCGACATCGCTGTCGCTGCCCTCCAGCCCGATGCTGCTGCGGATCGCCGATGGCGTCATGCCCGGCGCCGCGCGATAGCGCAGCCCGTCAATTTCCAGGTCGCGGTCATGGCTCGTCAGGCCGATCGCCACCCCGTCGCGCCGTTCCAGCCGCCAGCAAAAGGCCAGCGTGCAGAGCGCCTCCTCCAGTCCCCCGCTCATTCGCGTATCTCCACCAGCGGCACCGACACTGCTTCCCCGGCAGCGAAGGTCGCCCGATTAATCTCCAGCCGGTCCTCGGCAAAGCGCACCGGCACGTCGAAACGATAGCCGGCAGTGATCAGCGCGCCGTCACCCGGCGCCGCATCGAACGCGATCATCCCCAGCCCGACATGCTGCCAGCCATCGGCCTGCTCCACCCCGTCGATCGCCACCCGGATCGTCCCCGTCACCGGCCGGGTGATGCGCCGTGCCTGCGCGTCCGCGCCGCCGCCATAATGGCGCATCAGCACAAAGTCGGTCGTGACCCCGTCGCCGCTGCCCAGCCGCTGGTCCAGCGGTCCCGGCGCCGTGCCCGGCGGCCCGCTCCGGTCGTCATAGGGATCGGTGAAGCGAAAGCCGCGCGCCGCCCCGCGCCGTGCCCGGAAGAAGGCGATCAGGTCGGCAATGTCCGCGTCGGACCGCACCCCCGGCCCGGCATCGAAGGACAGGCGCGCGTCCGCCCAGTCGCTGCTGCGCCGCTCATGGCCCGACGGGCTTTCGGCCACTTGGGTCGAAAAGGCCGGCGCCACGCTCGCCTCCCGCCCGATCGCGATTGGAAAGCGCACATCGTCAAAGGCCTGCATCACATCCTCCCCATATAGTCTGAAACAGGTAAAGCCGTCGCGCGCGACCTGGGGCAGCGCCCAGATATAGGTCGCGGCCGTGCCACGCCCGACCGACGCCTGCGCCGCCGTCGCGATCGCGCGCCACTGGTCGGCCTGCTCGGGCAACAGCACGAAGCCGGCGAAATAATGCTGCTGCTCGACCGGATAGCCCAGCCGCGCGGTCGCCATCTCGACGCCCCGCTCGGTCAGTCGGGGCCGCCTTTGCGTCACCCAGTCATCATCTTCCAGTTGCAGCACATCGAACGCCGGCGCCGCCCAGCCGACCGGCATGTTCGCCCGCTTGGCCTCGGGCGCCAGCGGGTCCAGCACGGTCGGCAGATAGGCCAGAAGATGCGTCACCGCGTCCGGCGCCAATGCCTTCACCGCCGCGCACAGCGCCGCCGTAGACGCCGCCAGCACCGCGCCCGCATCGTCCAGCAGATCGCATTGCGCCGCGCTCAGCGTGCCACGCACATCGGCGATCGACACGGGACTTCCGCCCAGCGCCGCCCGCGCCGCATCGTCATAGAGGCAGATCCGCCCATCCGCCGGCATCACCCACCACCAGGGTTCGCCGACCTGAAACAGGATCGGAATCTCCGCGTCCAGGCCAATGGAAACAAAGGCGCCCGCCACCGCCTGCAAATAGCCCATCGCCCCGCCATGGGCCGGCGACAACAGGGTCGATGGCGGCGACCAGCCGGTCAGCGCCGGGTCGCCATTTTCCGCCCTCTGCTTCCAGTCGTTCCAGCAATGGGCGTCGAACAATTCATAGGATAGCGACCAGATGATCCCCAGCCCCATCGCCCTGGCCCGTCGCGCAAAGTCGGCATGCCAGACGGCACAGGGGGCATTGAGCACCCCGCCGGCCAGGCTGACATAAAGGCCCGCGCCCAGCCGTTCGAGCCGGAAATAATGGCTCATCCCGACATAATGGTTGATCGCCCCGCGATAGCCCAGCGCATGGATCGCCGCGACCAACCGCTCGGGCGTCTGGTTGAAGCAATCGTCATAGCCGGTCGCCATGCTGAGCCCATGTTCCGGCAGCATGACGTCACCCACCGCCAGCACCGATCCCGCCCCGTCGCAGACGATGTCGCTCAGTTCCGCCCAGCCCTCGACCGGCGCGGCAAAGCCGGTATCGCCCGCATCATAAGCCGGCGGCACCAGCGAAATGAACATCCGGTCGACATCCCCGGCCCAGACCGGATCGCTATCGTCGGGCAAGCGGAACCCGCCCTCCAGCGCGGCAAAATCCAGCAATATCTCCGCATCTTCCGGCCCACCGCTGGCATAGTTCCACAGCCGCACATACCAGGCGCGCGCGGCACCCTCGGCATCGCGTCCCTCGATCGTCAGCGTGGCTCCATGCGTCTCGTCCAGCCGCCGCAGCCCGCCGCTGCGCCAGCGGAAACGCAGCACGCACTGCCGGAAATCCCGCGCCGTCTCATAGGCCAGCAGCGGATGGCTCCACTGGTCCGCCGCGTCCCAGATCAGCCCCGCCAGATCGCCGGAGCCGTAGAACACGGCATCGGCGCGCAGGGCATCGGGGGCGCTCGTCACCACGCTTGCCATCATCGGCCGGGGAAAATTCACCGTCCACCACATCGGATCGAACCGCTTGATGAAGCGGCTCTCCTGCCCGCGTCCATGTGCCGGGCCTCCATCGGCCAGCCAATAATCGATCCCGCTCATTGCAGCGCCCCCCGCACCGCCCCCCGCACCGCCCGTGCGACCTGCCGCGCGCTCCGCGCCAGCAGCCGCGCCTCGCCCTCGTTCCCTCGCCCCTGCACCGCGATGTTCACCCGCACGTCGCGCCCGCCGCCGCCACCCGGCACCACCTGCCCGCTCGCGGTCGGCACGAAGACTTCCGGCCCGCGCTCGCCCACGACATAAGCCCGCCCCGGCGCCACCGGCCCACCAGTCGCCCGCCCCGGCAGGCCCAGCACACTGGTCAGCAGCGACGCCCCCAGTTGCACCAGCCCGCCCCCGCTGCCACCGCCGCCGCCCACAGCCGACCGCAGCGAACTCGCCGCAATCTCGTCCAGCACCGACAAGGCGATCCGCCGCAGATCCTCGAAGCCGAACTTGCCGGTGCGCACCGCCCGCAACAGCCCCTGCTCGATCCGCCGCCCCGCCCGGTCGGCGCCATCGCCCAGCGGCCCTTCCAGCCCCGCCCGCATCGCCTCGACATCGCGGGCCAACCCCTGCGTATCGGCCCGCACCCGCACCACCAATGTCTCGATGTCCTCGTCCATGGCGCTCCCCATTTTCTGATCCTGGTCAGTCCGGCATCGCCTGCATCAGCCGCGCCAGCGCCCCCGCATCCACCCCGTCGACCGGCGCGTCCTCGCCGCGCATCGCCGCCAGTACGGCGCCCAGTTCCGCCGGGGTGGCACGCCAGAACTCGTCCGGCCGCCACCCCAGCAGCCAGCCGGCGATCCCCGCCAGCCGCCCAGCCCCCTGCGCGAAGCGCATCACTTCGCCATCCGCAAAGCGCGTCATCGCCCTGCCAATATCTGTTGCAAGATCGCCTTCAGCACCGGCGTCGCCCGCGCCAGCCCCGCCGCCAGCAGCGCCTCGCCCAGCGCCTCCCGGCTCAGCCCCTTGCCATGCAGGGCTTCGCGATCGACCAGGCAATGCCAGAACAGCCCGACCAGTTCGGCCAGCGTCAGCTTGCCGTCCGCCGCCCGCTCGACCAGCGCGAACAAAGGCCCCAGTTCTTCCTCCGCCGCCACCAGCGCGGCAAAGCTCGGCCGCAGCACCAGCGTCTCGCCGCCCAGATCCAGCGCCGCTTCCCCCCGCGCGGGGTTCACCGCCCCGCCGCTCATTCGCTCATCACCGCGCCGCTGCTTTCCAGGCTCAGCGCATAGTTGCGCTCGCCATTATAGTCGCCGGCATAGTCGAGCCGCGTCACCAGGAAGCGGCCGCGCATCCGCTCGCCACTCTCGAAACTCAGCTCATAATGCTCGATCGTGCCCGCCAGCGCATGGTTGCGCACCCGGATTTCGGCCGCCGATCCGGTGAAGATGCCGGCCGCCGACACGCTGACCGATCGCACCCCCGCGCCCGACAGCAATTCGCGCCAGCCGCCCGAATCCTTGCTGGTGATGTTGACCGCCTCGCCATTCACCGACAGCTGCGTGGTGCGCATGCCGGCCACCGTCTCATATGTTGCCGGGACGTTGCCATTTCCCACCTTCAACAGAAACGCACTTCCTTTTTCGACGCCCATGGCGCATTCTCCCGTCAGACAAAGCGTTCTAAAACGCGGATTAAAGGAGAGGTCTGATGCTCGTGGTTGCCCCCCTCTTGATGATGCTCGCGGCGGCGCCCTCGGCCGACGCCATCGGCGCCGCGCGCAAGGCTTTTGCCGGCTGCCTCTCGGCCCAGGTCCAGCCCTCGCTCGACAAGAAAGTGCCGCTCGGCGAATTTCAGGGTCAGTTGAAGAAGGTCTGCGCCGACAAGGAAGCCACCTTCCGCGCCGCGATCCTCGCGCAGGGCAAGGCCGACGGCATGTCGGACAAGGATGCGCAGGCCGATGCCGACGATCAGGTGTCCGAATATGTCGACAAGATCATCGGCGAATATGAGGAATATAATAAGCCCGGCGGCTGATCAGGCGCTGCTGCTCTCGCGCACCACCCGAATGCGGTAATCCGCCACCGCCAGCCAGCCGCGCTCGCCCGCACGGGCGATGCGCGACCGCAACAGGCTGGCGGTGACGATCCGCCATCCGCTCGCCTGCGCCAGGCGGATGACCGGGTCGATCCGCGCCAGCAATTCGCCCAGCCGCCCGGCCGTCTCCGCCATGTCATGCAGGCTGATCGACAGGCGCAGCTCGCGCCCCTCGACATCCTTGGCGCCCCAGTCGCTGCCCAGGCATTCGCCGACCACGCCATAGGGCGCGCTCGCCCGCGCCGGCGCGCCGTCGAACAGGCCGTTCAGCCGATCCATCAGGCCGCTGTCGGCCTTCAGCGCCGCGATAACCGCGCTGCGTATCGCCACCTCTGCGCTCATGCCCTGCTCCTTCCCGCCTCGCGCAGGCTGAGGTCCGCCATCCAGCGCGCCTTCAGCCCCGACGCCGACGCCCGCACCGCCTCGCCCTCGATCGCCGCCGCCACGCCCTGTTCGCCCAGCGCATCGACAATCGCCGCCCGCCGCCGCGCTGCCCGTTCCTCCATCCGCCGCGTCAGTGTCACCCACATGACATCGCCCCTCACGACATTGCCCGTCACGAGAGCCGCATCCTGCGCCACGGCCGCCACAGCGCGCTCACGACAGCCGGTGGAGCAGCACCCTCGTCACCGCGTGCGACGAAATGCTCCGCCGCCAGCCGCATGATCCCCTGGCGCAGCGGTTCGGCCACGCCATTGAGGTCCGCCGCCATCCCGGCCTGATACTCCACCGCCAGCCGGTTCCCCGGCCGCACCGCCCTTACCCAGCCATCGCCCGACGCATCGATGTCGATCGCATAGGCCTCGACCGGCAGCGGCGTGACCGCCCCCGCATCGTCCACCGCCGCGACCGCACCGATCGCCACCACCGGCCGCGCCGCCAGCCTGTGCCAGCGCCCGTCCGCCGGCACCGTCTCGCGCGCGCCGCGCCGGATCAGCCACTGGCCGACAAATTGCTCGCACAGCGCGCCCGCGCTCCGCAGCAATCCCGCCAGCACCGCATCCTCGCCATCGCTCTCGATCCGCAGATAGGCTTTCAGCTCCGCCATCGACGCCGCCAGCCCCGCGCCATTGTCCGCTTCCGCCAGCATCAGCGCTCCTCCACCCGAAAGCCGATCGACCGCTCATCCACCTGCCCGTCAGACAGGGTGACGCGGTTGGTCAGGCGATAGACATGGCCGGCGATCCCGCCGCTCACCCTGACGCTGCTGCGCTGCGGCTCGAAGCCATGCTGGTCGATCGCCATGCCGCCCGGTTCGAGCGGCACCACCGTCCACACGCTCCCGGTCAGGCTCTGCCCGGCCAGATAGGCGGACCAGTCGATACCATGGTCGATCCGCGCCTGCGGATCCTTGATGTTCAGCCTCATGCCCTGTCGCTCCCCCTGTTCGCCTCCGGCCGCTCGGTCCGCGCCGGCGCCCGCACCCGCGCGCCCTGTCCCGGCCGCATCCCCGCCGCCCATGCCCCGTCCCAGCGCGGGGCGGCCGCGCCACGCACCTCGCCCAGCACCGTCGCGCCCAATGCCTCACCCGCCAGCATCGCCACCTCCCGACACCAGCGCCTCGATCCGGTCGATCCGCCGCCGCTGCCACGCCGCCTCCAGCGCCAGGCACTCCTCGTAGCGCAGCCCCCAGCGCGCGCCCGCCGCCCGCGCCGGCCGGATCAGCACGCCTTCGCCATCCCGCTCCTCCGCCTCCGCCGGCCAGGCGTCATGGCACAGCAGCCCCAGCCGCACCGCCGCCCCGTCGCCCAGCCGTGCGTCGATCGCCTCGCGCACCGCCTGCGCCACCAGCCCGACATGCCAGCGCGCAGCCTCGCCCTTGGCCGCCACCGCGTCGACGAAGCGGAACTGGCACCATTGCACATCGCCCCAGGCGTCCAGCAGCGCCTCGGGCACCGCGCCGACATCGCATTTGGCCTGCGCGTCCGACGTGTTGATGGTGCCGCTCGCGGCATAGATGACCGACCAGCGCGCCGCCGCCGCGCCGCATGCCCGGCTGTTGTCGGTCGCAGGCACGACATGGCCGGCAAAGCTCGCGTCCAGCGTGGCATTGCTGAAGCCACAGGCCACACCGACCAGAGTATTGCCGCTGTCATAGGCGGTGATCGCGAAATTATTGCCGGAATTGCGCCCGAACAGCCAGCGCCGCACGCCGCCGGTGTCGAACTCGACATAGGTGGTGTAGCCGCTATTGGCGTCGATCTTCATCGTCCGGTTGGCGCTGCCGCCGCCAAAGCTCGCGGCGACGACATGGGCATTGGCGTAGCGCCGGGCCACACTGCCCAGGTCGATCGCCGCATCGCTCGCGGGCACCAGCGACGCGCCCACCGCCTCGCTCGCCAATGTCGCCATCGTGCCCAGCCCCAGCGCGCTGCGCGCCGCGCCCGCACTGCTCGCCCCGGTGCCGCCATGGCCGATCGCCAGTGTCCCGCCCAGCGTCAGCGTCCCGCTTCCGCTCACCGGCCCGCCGTCAAATTCCAGTCCCGTGGTCCCGCCCGACGCCGCCACGGCGGTCACCGTCCCGGCGCCGACATGCGCCCGCACCGCCGCCCCGTCGCCCTGTTCCAGCAATGCGCGGCCGAACCCGGTGGTCGCAAGACCCGCGAGCGCGTCCAGCCCCGCGCTCGCATCCTGCTTGCCCGCCAGCGCATCGCCCAACCCGTCGATCGCCGCCAGCCCATGGCCATGGCCCTCGACCGCCGCGATCCAGCCGCTGTGCAGCACCAACCCGACCCGCTTCTCGCCCGGCGCGAAACTGACCGCCCCGCCCCCGGCCGCCGATGCAATCGGTGCCCGCACCAGCCGCCCCTCGCCATCCAGCGTGCCGCTGCCCGCCTCCCACGCCGCCGGATCATCGACCCCGACGATCATATAGGGAAAGCGCGCGCCCGCCCCCAGGGCATCGGCAAAGGCCCGATAGCCCGGCAACGCACCGCCCAGCAGCAATGGCCCTTCGCCGACATCGAAACAGACCTCGCGCACCAGGTCCGCCATCGTCCATTCGCTGATCGCCACGCCCCACTCCCCCACAAAGCCAGAAAAGCCCCTCCCCTTCAGGGGAGGGGTTGGGGTGGGGGCTTTCCCCCACCCCGATACCGTTACGAGGCGGCGAACTTCATGAGCTTGCCGCCGGCTCGTTTACGAGGCGGAAAACTTCATCAACTTGATCGCCTCGCTGTTCGCCACCGCGCCGCCGATCCGCTTGACCGCGTAGAAATGGACGAACGGCTTGTTGCTGAACGGATCGCGCAGGATGCTGGTGTCGCTGCGTTCGGCGATGACATAGCCGGCCTGGAAATTGCCGAAGGCGATCGACAGGCTGTTCGCGGCAATATCGGGCATGTCCTCCGCCTCGACCACCGGATAGCCCAGCAGGGTCGCGGGCTGCCCCGCCGCCAGCCCCGGCTGCCAGATGAAGGCGCCATCGCTGGTCTTCATCTTGCGGATCGCCGCCAGCGTCGCGCTGTTCATCACGAAGCTCGCCCCCTGGCGATAGGGCGTGCGCAGGCTCTGGACCAGGTCGATCAGCTTGTCCTGCGGGTTGGTCGCAGCAAAACCACCGGCCGCTCCCGACGCCACATATTGCAACGATCCGAAAGCGCGCACGCTGTCCGCCTCGCTGGTGGTGGTATAGGTCAGGAAGCCCTTGGGCTTGTTCGTCCCGTTGCCGGTGACGAAGGCCGCGCCCTCCGCTTGCCCGAACTCGCGGGCAATCTCGCCCGCCAGCCAGCCTTCGACATCGAACTGCGCGTCATCCAGCATCGCCTGGCTCGCCGCCGGATTGGCATAAAGCTCGCCCGATGGCGGCGCGATCTCATTGAAGCTCGGCGTACCGGTCTCGGCCCGCGCCCCGGTCTCGCTCGCCCAGCCCGACACGATGCCGCCCGCGCTCACCAGCTTGCGATAGCCCGCCGTTCCGGTCCGCACGACATTGGCGATGCCGCGGATCGGCGAAATCGCCTTCAGCGTCGAACCGATCAGCTGGTCGATTTCGCGCGGCACCGCATAGCCGCCCGCCGCCCCGCTGGCGCCGGAAAAGCTCTTCAGTTCCACCCCGGCTTCCAGCCCCTGCCGCAGATAGCGCTCGACAAAGGCGCCGCGCGCCGGGTCGACCTCACCGCCCTTTACCCCATCGAGCGCCGGCCGCCCCATCTGCACCCGCATCGCCCCCAGCTGCGCCTCCAGCGCCGCGATCCGCTCGCCCTGAAGCACAGCGTCAAACGCCCCCTCCAGCCCGTCCGTCACCACTTCCGTCAT